GTTAAGGAGCTTGGGCGCAAGATTCTGCGCCTAGTGACGAAATATCAGCAGCAGGAGCGCATTATCCGGCTGACGGGCAAATGGGTCCCGATGGACCCGCGCCACTGGAAAGACAATATGGAGGTTACCGTCAGTGTCGGGCTTGGCACTGGCAACCGCGATGCACAATTGATGCATCTCGATAAGATATTGAACTATCAGAACACGATTGTGATGCTCCAGAAGGGCATCCAGGGGCCGCTAGTTACCGGCAAGAACATTTATGATGTGCTATCGTGCCTGACGGAGAACGCTGGCTTTAAGCAGACATTCTTCACCGATCCCTCCTCGCAGCCACAGCAGGGTCAGCAGCAACAGCAAGATCCGGATATGGTGAAGGCTCAGGGTCAGCTGGCATTGCAGCAGCAGAAGCAGAAAGCCGATATGCAGATGGCTACGCAGAAGGCTCAGATGGAGCAACAGCAGGCCCAGACGCGCTTAGCTGCTGAACTGGATGCCATGCGCCAGAAGGCGCAGCTGGAGATGGAGCTAAAGAAGCAATCGGCGGCCATAGACGCGCAGCTTGAGCAACAGAAGTTCGAGGCTAATGCGCGGCTGGATATGATGCGCCATCAGGCAACGGTGGCTGCCGGCGGCTATGGGCCGCGTGGAGGGGCGCAAGAAACAATGGGGCAAGCTGAGGGTTGATAGCGCTTTTCGATCCGTGGCTATGGTTTAGCGCCATTGTCGGCGGTTGTGTGGCAATTTTCGTCGGTCGAGCGTTAGGGGTGGGGAATGCTAAAAGATGAGCGGCGACTGCTTGAGCTTATCGCCGAGAACCAAATGGCGATAATGATGGGGCTTATTGTGACAATAGCGCCCTGTATGAGGCCGCCAGAGAACAATCGCGAAGCGTTAGATGCGTTATGGGAGCGTGTGGGTCTGATAGGCGCGGAATTAGCGCTGTTTAGGGGGAGGAAAGATGCCTAAAGGTAGCAAGATCGAGTCGTTTGAGCGCCAGGTTAAGGGCAGGATGCCCAAGAGCGAGATGTACGCTGTCGCCAACAAGGATGGCTTGATGCGCGGCAACAAGGTGACGGCTCGCGGCGCGCAGAAGGCTAAGCGCAAGTGAGCGAGAACTCGCCGGAAGCTATCAGGAATAACCTGTACGGCGCGCTGGTGGAGTTCATGAGCGCGGTTAACGATAAAGACTTCAGGTTAGCTTACATGCTTCTGGATGATGTGCGTTACGCGTTCAGGTATGCTGAGGGGCATGACGTGCGCAGCTACGTGATTGATAGAATGGCTGCCCAATGATCCATGTGATCACTGATTGCATGGGTGCATACGAAGTTCCTGCTGACAGCATCTTTGTGCTAGCTCCTAAGCGCAGGGGCTACTGGTGGGACATGCGCACTAAGTTGGGGCGGCAGGCGTTAGCGGCGTTCCGTGAGAATGAGCAGCGCCGGATCAACGAGTATGTCAATGAGGGTGGGTAATTGGGATTGGGCGCGTGGCTACATTACGCGCCGGGGAGCCGTTAAGGTTGGCCCTGATGGCGAACTCACTGGCCCGCTGCACCTGAATGCACCACAAGATAAGCTCCAGATTGGCGCGCGCGCTGAAGCGCTACTACACGATCCTATCCTGGCGCTGGCGTTCGAAAAGCTAGAGCGCGACATCGATAACCGCTGGCGCAACAGTGCTGTTGGCGAGAAGGAGCAGCGTGAAGCTGCTTACCGGATGCACTGGGCTATCGAGCAGGTGAGGGTAAAGCTGCGCACAATGCTGGGCGATGCCCAGATGATGCGCGCAGAACACGAGCGCAAAGAGGGGGAGCGTCGGCGAGAAGCTGAACGCAAAGAGCGCTTCGGATATTAACCAGTAGGAAATCATGGCAGGAAACACGGAAACGGTTTCCCCTGGAGGGGAAAGCGGCAGACAACTGCCGCCTATTACCGATGAATATAGCGCCGCAGAGCATCTGGAGGGTCTGCTAGACCTGGAGGATGAGGCGCAAGAAGTTACCGCTGGTGAAGCGGAAACCGGCAGTCAGGAGACTGACTCCACCGGGGATGAAGAGGGCCAAAGCGAAGCGTCTGAGACGCCCATCGAACCGCCCAAATCGTGGAACGCTGAAGATCGCGAGCTATTCGCTCAGTTGCCCAAAGCCCAGCAAGAGATTGTTGTGCGACGGGAAACCGAGCGTGATGCAGCGGTCAACAGGCATATGCAGGAGAACGCTGACCAGCGTAAAGCCATTGAGGCTGAGCGCACAGCGTATCAAGGCGAACGGCAACAGTACCTTACCACTCTCGGGCAGCTCCGGCTTATTGCAATGCCGGAATTGCAGCAGTTGCAGAATGTCGATTGGCAAAGGCTGGGCGCTGAGAACCCGGCTGAAATGGTGCGTTTGGCAGGCATCCAAAAGGCTGCCATGGAACGCATTCAATACATCGACGCTCTGACGCAACGCGCCCAGCAGCAGCAGGCAGCTGAACAAACCCAGCGCCTAGCGGCATTCATGGATGAGCAGCGCACCCAACTCAACGCGAAGGAACCCACCTTTGCTGATGAAGTTAAGGGGCCGGCTTTAGCCAAGGAGCTAGGCGCGTGGCTGGAAACGCAGGGGTTCACGCGCGATGAAATCGGCCAGGCGGCTGACCATCGGCTGATGCTCTTAGCGCTGAAGGCTATGCGTGCTGAGCAAACGGCGACTGCGCGTAAAACCGCAGAGGTAAAGAAGGCTAACCCACCCCCACGCGTTCAAACACCCGGCAATACAACGTCGGAAGATCGCGGCAATCGGGCAGCCAGGGAAGGTATGAGCCGCTTACGCCAGACGGGCGACGTGCGTGACGCTGGCCGGCTCCTAGAGACTTTCATCACAGGATAATCCCCGAAGCACGCTAAGGGACTCACCCCTAGGAGTTCCCTCTTAAATGGCTGGTAATGCTATCACGAATACGTTCATGACGTATTCGGCCATCGGTCTGCGTGAAGATCTGACCGATGTCATCTGGAACGTTTCCCCCACGGAAACCCCTTTCGTCACTGGCGTTGCTCGTACCAAGGCTAATGCAGTGCTGCACGAGTGGCAGCGCGACGTGTTGGCATCTGCTGCGACCAACCAGCAGGTACAGGGCGACGACATTTCCTCGTTCGACTCGGTGACTGCCTCTGTCCGTCTGGGCAACTATACCCAGATCTCGCGGAAAACCGTGATCATCGCCGATACTGAAGAGGCGGTGCGGAAGGCCGGCAGAAAGAGCGAAGTTGCGTATCAGATTGCCAAGAAGGGCAAGGAACTGAAGCGCGACATTGAGTACAACCTACTCTCGCTCAACCAGGCAAAGACTGTCGCTAGCTCCGGTACGGCACCTCAGGCAGCCTCGATCCTTTCGTGGATCAAGACTAATGGCGTCCTGGCGAGCACCGCGACCGGTTCGGCGGGTTCTAACCCGTCTGCCGCAGACGGCACTGGGACGCGTACCGATGCCGGCACCACTGGTGCTTTCATCGAAGCTGACCTGAAGACCTGCTTGCAGGACATCTTTACGAATTCCGGTGACGAGCCAGAGTTCCTGATGGTCGGCCCCGCTCAGAAGCAGGAAGTCTCGGCCTTTACCGGCAACAGCACCCGCTTCGTTGACGCGGAAGGCAAGAAGCTGGTGGCTAGCGTTGACGTTTACGTCTACGACTTCGGATCGCTGCGGGTGGTTCCAAACCGCTTCCAGCGTACCCGTGACGCCCTGGTTATCAATACTGACCTGTGGGCTATCGCGTGGCTACGGCCGATTAAACTGGTTGACCTGGCGAAAACCGGCGATGCCGAGAAGCGCATGCTCGTTGGCGAATATACGCTCGAAGCCCGCAACGAAGCGGGTTCGGGCGGCGTCTTCGACATCAACTAAGGCATTGGGGTGCTCTTACGGGCACCCCTCCCTTTCCTTAAGGAACCCTTATGGGCGTTAATATTCATCAGGACACGGTTGTCTCTGGCGGCTTTGAGCTGATCAACGACGCTGACTCCGTGCATGACATGCTGGTGGGCGGCCCCAAGTCGCCGTCTGCTGTCGTGCCTCGCTTCTATGGCGAGCGCGTCATGAAGATCGCTTTGGTGGCCGGCACTGACACGGGCGGCGGTATCGTCTCGTGGAAGAACCCGTTCGGCTACAACATCATTATCAAGCTAGCTGTGCTCGACGTGACCACGGCTGCCACGGCTGCCTGCTCGCTTGAGGTTGGCACCACGGCGGTTAGCGGTACCACGGTATCGACCAACTTCTTCGCCGCGCAGGACGTGCATACGTCTACCGGCACATTCAACAGCGGCATCAAGAGCATCAAGCTCGCGCCGGCCAACTGGTTCACTGTTTCCACAGAAGCGGGCGCAAGTGCCGGCCTCATCGGGAACCTATACGTCTACTTTATCCCGGTCTAACCGATGGCGGTAAGTAGCGCCAGCAATGGCTACAATATTGCCAGTGGCATTATTGTCACAACGCCATCGTCCTCCTTCACGCGTCCCAACAACACCACGGCTTACGCTTCCGGCAACCTTGTCGCCAATAGCGTGACGGCCGGAAGTGTGGTGCCGTTGAAATGGGCGCTAGGGCGCGTGCCTAACGGCACGTTCCTTGTCCGGCGCGTGAAGATGTATACCAGCTCGACAAGCGTAACCCTCACAACCTTCAACGTCCATTTCTACCAATCGTCGCCAACGTGTGCCAATGGCGATGGTGCGGCATGGTCAACCACCACAAGTGGCTGGATCGGCTCTATCCAAGTCCCGGTAGCCAACTGGGTCGCGTTCACCGATGGCGCGGCTGGCATGGGTGCGGCCGCTGTTGGCCTTGAGCTGAACGGCGCGTGTGCCGCTGGCTCTACATTCATCTACGGACTGGTGCAGGCTGGTGCTGCTTATACGCCGACGGCTAACGAGGTAATCACGGTTGTGCCTGAGGTGTGGCAGAACTGATGGCTGACATCAGCAATGCCACCTATTGGTCGGAGATTGACGCTACTAACGACCAATCTCCACCGAATGGCGCTCCGGAAGGCTGGTCGCCCGCCAGCGTCAACGATTGGGGCCGTGCTACGATGGGCGCTGTCAAGCGCTCATGGGATCGCAGCAATCCTACGGTCACTAGCACGGGCAGCGCCGGGGCGTTCGTATACACGCCGTCTAACGCTTCATACCCGGTTGCTTATGTACAGGGCGAGACTTACGCTTTTAAAGCTAATTTCACGGCTGTTGGGGGTGATACCCTAAACGTCAATAGCCTTGGCGCTCTTGGTATCTACAAGTCCACGCCATCCGGCATGGTGGCTGTTGTTGCCGGCGATATTCAGACTAATGCCATGGTGGAGTGCGTTTACGACAGCGCGCTCAACGGCGGCCTTGGTGGCTTCCAGCTGGTAAATAGCGCTGCCGGTGCGGCATCGTTCATACCACCCGGCTCGATGATGATGTATGCCGCTACTGCGGCACCGTCAGGCTGGCTGCTATGCAACGGCTCGGCTGTCTCGCGTACCACGTATGCCACGCTCTTCTCGGCGATCAGCACCACCTACGGCACGGGCGACGGTTCCACCACCTTTAACGTGCCTGACTGCCGTGGCCGCTTTATGGCTGGGTACGACCCCAGCAATGCTAGCGGGCGTCTTACGGCAGCATCAAGTGGAGGGGCTAGCGCATCAGCCCTGGCTAATGCAGGAGGCGAGCAATCTCACACCTTAGTTACGGGCGAGCTTGCTGCGCATAGCCATGGTGTCAGCGATCCCGGCCACGGCCATGGCTTCAACGATCCTGGCCACGGCCACGGCGTAAGCGACCCGCAGCACATCCATGGTGTTGGTGATCCAGGCCACGGACACGGCGTTAACGACCCTGGCCACGCCCATACCTATGACCAAACTCAAGGCGGTGGCGGCACGGTCATTTACCAGGCTGGTCCTAGCCTCCTCCAGTTTCCTGGCGAGCCTACCAGTACCTCCACTACGAGCATCAGCATCCAGGGCTCCGGCACTGGCGTTTATCTGGGTTACGCGCTGACCGGCATCGGTATCCAAGGTGCTGGCACGGGGGCATCTGTTGCTGCCGCAGGCACCGGCATCAGCACCCAGAATGCCGGCTCTAGCACGGGTCACAACACTGTGCCCCCGGCACTTATCGTCAACTACATCATCAAGACATGAAGCGTCTGCTTGACGTTGATCCCGATAGCGGAGCGCAAGAGTGGTTCCATTACGACGAGACAACCGATAACTGGGCTGTCCAGCGGGTTGAGAACGTGGGGGCGCAGCTGGACGCTAATAAGCGCGCTCACTTGCACACGGATGGCTGGAACAAGGCGAAGGATATGCGCCATGTTGCCAGCATACCTATCGGCATTATGTATGAGTGGGCTACCAAATACGGTGTGCGGGCATGGGACAAGAACCATGCGGAAGGCGTGCGCCGGCTCTTGAATAGCAACGAATATAGGTATCTGAGGACGCAGGACATCATCATCTGAGGGGGGATGGGATGGATATAGTTGAAGGCATCTTTTCGGATCAGTTGTTCGCTGATCTGCGGGCTCATGGCCGCAAGACGAAGCTAGTTAATACCAACCTGACGCAGTGGAATAGCTCGGTTGTTGGCTGGTCTAGTCCTATCATTCAGATTCCGGTTAAGGGCGCGCTGCTGACACGAGTCAAGCAGGAGCTGCGGCCGCGCCTGGACGCTAAGTTCTTCAAGATGAAATGGGACGCCAGCATCCATCTCGGTAGCCGCTTATCCTTTATCCCATGGCACAACGACGCTAACCACAAGCTGAACGTAACGGTCTACCTGCATGAAACATGGCAGCCTGACCATGCTGGCTACTTTATCTATCAATGCGATGAGGACAATTGCCTGAAGGCAATTATCCCAACACGCAACGTGGGGCTGATCTACGAAACGCCAATGCTGCATACGGTGGCGCTGCCTAGCATCAATGCGCCGCTGCGTGAGAGCCTACAGATATTCATCAATGAGGGTAATAGTGTCTAACAAGATAGTGCCTATTGGCGGCCAGCATCAAAGCGCCCGCTCGCTGCTGGCTGAGGTTATGAATGATGAGGAGCTAGACAGCGTTGTGCTGGTCGCTTTCCTCAAAGATGGCACGCCTGTCCCGACATGGTACGGCACGACCATGGCTAATATGTCATACGCCATCATGATATTGCAGCAAGAGCTGATGTTTGCGGGAGCCGATCCGGAAGATAATGTAGCTCCGGAAGACTCGGGCGAAGATGGCGCTTGATAACTATACGGATCTACAAACAGCCATATTGAATTGGCTAGCGCGCCCTGGCGACATGCTAATATCCGGCAGTATCCCGGATATGATTGTGCTGGCTGAGGAGGAGGCGAGAGACCGGCTGCAAACCCGGCTGGGCTGGCAGCAGACAACGCTAACCACAACGGCCGGCACCAACACGATTACGCTGCCTTCTATGTTCCTAGAGGCGCGCGAGCTTGTATTGCAGAACCCTGGCTATGCCAACGCCGTTCTGCAATTCCAGACTCCAGAGCAGCTAGACGCTATGGAGGTTAACGACGATACGTCTTCGACCGAAGATCAGCCCGTCTTCTTCACGATAGAAGGACCAAACTTCCGGTTCATGCCGGTGCCTGATGCAGCCTACAATATCGTGTGTTCATATCAGGCTGGCATACCGGCGCTAGCTATGGCTGTCGGTGGCGTTAATTGGCTGCTGACCGATTACCCCAGTATCTATCTCTTTGGTGCGCTGGCAGAAGCGGAGCCGTTCATCGGCGATGATGAGCGCTTAGTGACATGGCTCACTCGCCGCGACAAGGCTATAGAGCGCTTATTGGTTGCCGACATCAAATCTCGGTGGGGTGGGGAAGCCTTACAAATCAAGACGGACGTTGGCAATCCGTAAATGAGAGGCGCAGCCCCTCCGGTACGCTTGCCATTCGGCGAGTGGCTGCCGGACTTACCAGATTTTGCGAATCCCGGTAGCGTCAATATCCTCAACGTGGTTCCCCGTACACAGGAGAGCTACGGCCCGATGGCTACCCCGGTGCAGTCCGGTGGTGCGGGGCTTAACCTGCGCTGCCAGGGCGCTTATAGCGCACAGGACGCGGAGGGCAATGTATACAATTTCGCAGGCGACGCTAACCGGCTATATCTGCAAAAAGCTGGCTCGCAGAATTATGCGGATGTGTCGAAAGCTGCGGGTGGTCCCTATAGCGTAGGCAGCATCCCCACAGGCTTCTGGCAGTTCGCACTATTCGGCCAGCGCTTGATTGCTACTGACTTCGATGACGTACCCCAAACGTTCCTGCTCGGCACCGACAGCGCTTTCTCTGACTTGGGTGGCGGTCCCCCGCACGCGCAGTATGTTGCTGTCATCCGCGACTTCGTTATGTTCGGCAACACCTCGGACAATATCAATGGTCCGCTGCCGCAGCGCCTCTGGTGGAGTGCTATTGGCAACCCGCTAAACTGGCCGACACCGGGGACGAATGCCGCCATCGAGGTGCAGTCGGATATAGAGGACTTACAGCAAACCGACTTAGGCGAGGTAACCGGGCTTGTCGGTGGCTTGCTCTCGGCAGCTGATGGCGCTGCCTTCTGCGAGCGCGGCATCTACGCTATCAACTATGCCGGCAGCCCTGACATCTTTAGCTTTCAGGTGGCGCAGGGCGCGGCTGGCACACAGGCCCCGCTCTCGATAGTCCAGCGCCGCTTGCGCACTGCCATGGTGGCGAGCGTTGTCTATTACCTGGGGGAAGATGGCTTCTATGCCTTCGATGGGGCAAATACATTGCCCATTGGGGCCGAAAAGATCGACAGGACGTTCTTTAATACGCTCGATCCTACGTATCTGTCCTACGTCCAAGGCGTAGCTGATCCGAATACCAAGCTGGTGTTCTTCGCCTTCATGGGGCCCGGTAATGCTGGCTTATACAATCGGCTCTTCGTCTACAACTGGGATCTGAACCGCTGGGCACCGTGCGATATTAGCGCCACGCCTGCTGAGTGGCTGATGCGGATAGAGGGCATTGGCTACACGATGGAAACCCTCGCCAACATCTACCCCAATCTTGACCTCGTACCGTACTCGCTGGATAGCCGTATCTGGGTGGGCGGTGTGCCTTCGCTGGCAATGTTCGACAGCACGCATTCGCTCAACCTCTTTAGCGGCCCCAATCTAGCGCCCACGGTAGAGACAACCGAAAGCCAGATCTTCCCTGGCCGCAGAGCCTTTATCAACAATACCCGCGCCCTATGCGATGGCGGCTCTCCCAGCATCAGCGTGGGCCACCGCGACATATTGCAGAACTCCGTTACCTATGAGGCGACTGTCCCCAGCAACATCATAGGCGACTGTCCCCAGCGCTCTACGGGGCGTTACACAAGGTTTCAGCTAACCCTGCCGGCTGGTTCCACCTTCAATCATTTGCAGGGAATCGATGTGATAGCGAAGCCGGAAGGCACGCTTAGATAAGGAGTTAGTTTCCCTTGGCAGTTCCAGGCTACACCATCAATAACCTGATGGCGGGCACGCAGCAAAACCTGACAAGCTCGGGCATCAGCATTCTACGCCTCAACGTTCCGGCATCGTCCGGCAAGCGCTTCTATATCTGGGAGCTTGACCTTGGCCAATCGGGCCCGCCCAATGCGACCGACTGTTCGGTTCAGTGGGAGCTTCAGCAGTGTTCGGCAACCACAGCGGGCACCGGGACAGCAACTACGCCTATCCCAACGGGCGGCGGCTTTGTTGCTGCCGGCAACCTTGATACGGCAGTTACCGTTGCAACCGGCAACTACTCGGCTGAGCCGACAACCTACACAGCGGCTCAGGGTTTCTATGCCAAGGCGATCAACCAGCGTGGCGCGGCCTTCTGGCAAGCGGCCCCCGGTGGCGAGATCTTCCTGCCCAACACGGCATCTACCGGTCCTGGCTTGCGCGCCTATTCGGCAACGTACGCCTCCACGGCTATCGCTCGGATGAACTTTACCGAGATTTGATCCGTGTTTCTGGCTCCCAAGGGCTATTCAGTCGTTACGGATAGCTGGGGCATTGAAGAGCGGCAAGACACATATACGTGCCATCACTGCTGCTCTATCGTCTTTGTCTCAGCCCGTAGCGATCCGGATAGGCATAAATGCAAGCGCTGCTATCGCCGTGTATGCGAGCAGTGCTACGGGCATGACTGCGACCCTTACGAAGCCAAGCTTGATCGCATCGAAGCAACCGATGCGTGGCTACGTGAGCGCTTTAGCGAGAAGCTGGAGCGGACGCTAAGCGATAGGGCAGCTATAGAGATTGCCTTGCGTAAGCGTCAAA